AAGGAAGAGCCCTGAATTTTCGTGTTTTCAACTTTGAAAATCCGTCAAAAAACAGAATTTAATTCATGGGGCACAAAAAGCGGGCAAACAAGTCCGAATTGGCGAGGGTGCTGGGCGTCGGGCCGGCGTGCGTCACTCGGTACCTGAATGACCCGGCGTTTCCATCGTTCGACGCGAACAAGACTGCCGAGATTTACGGCGTGGTGGTCTGGCACGCACGGGCACAGCTGCAGCCGGAGCCGACAGCATCCGGCGACGAAATGCTGGTGGGTTCAGAGTCGGAGGGTCTTGAACGGTACAGGATGGCAAAGGCACAGATTGAGGAAATCAAGCTGGCGGAGCAGCGGGAACAGATTGTTAGGCTGGATGATTTTCAGGAAACAATTCAGGCAGTTCTCGGGCCATATCGGAGACTTGCGGAGCACTTAAAAAGGGTCGGTCAAACGGAACTGTGGGAAATGCTCGAAGAAGCAAACGCAGAGGTTTTGAGCGGACTGGAGCGATTTGATGCACATGGCAACACCACCGGGCAAGATACCGTGGACAGCCTACGCGAAGTCGAGCCGGCAGGCGTTGGCTGAGGTATTCCGGCAACACGTCATCATCCGCCCATTCCGGAGCCTTCGCCAGTTCGCGGAATCCGAAATCATCCTGCCCGATGGGCCGTTTCAGGGACAGCGATTTCGGTGCAACAGACAGCCGGCACATGGGCTGTTCTTTGACGCCGTGGACGCTGGCAATTTCTTCCGGTTTGCGTGCACAGGTCCGCAGCAGTCCGGCAAGACGTTGGCGTTTGTCGTCGTCCCGATTCTGTACCATTTGTTTGAGCGTCAGCAGACCGTTTTGTTCGGGCTGCCGTCAATGGAGATGGCCAACGACAAGTGGCAACTGGACATCAAGCCGGCAATTGAGGCCAGCCAGTACGCACGATTCCTGCCACGGAGGGGAGCCGGCAGTCGTGGCAGCACCCCGGAGCTGATCCAGTTCACAAACGGGGCCAACCTGAAATTCATCACGGCAGGCGGCGGTGACGAAAAGCGAGCCGGGTTCACGGGGCCTGTGCTGGTGGTGACTGAGGTTTCGCATCTGGACGAAGTCGGCGGGAAGTCTGACGAAGCCACCAAACTAAAACAGATGGAGGGCCGCGTTCGAGCATACCGAGCAAGTGGGCAGGCGCGGATTTATCTGGAATCAACTGTCACCGTCGAGGATGGCCGGATCTGGCAGGAGTACCAGCACGGGACCGCGGGCGAGGTGGTTTTCCCGTGCGACTCCTGCGGCGATTACGTGTGTCCGAGTCGTGAGCACCTTCACGGATGGCAAGAGGCACAATCAGAGGCAGAAGCGGAAGTCAACAGCCGATGGGCCTGCCCGTCATGCGGGTGGCTGTTCGATGATGCAAAGCGGCGGGAGATGCTGCAGCGTGCCAAGCTCCGGCACCGCGGGCAGCACATTGATTCCGCCGGCATTGTCACCGGCGACATCCCGGCAACAAAAACGATGGGGTTCCGATATTCGGCAGCCACAAATACGTTTGTGACCGCGGCAATTGTCGGGGCTGATGAATGGCGAGGAAAGCGAGAGATCGACGCAGACAACAGCGAGCGGGAGTTGTTACAGTGGACCTGGGCATTGCCGGCACAACCAAAGGAGCAGGCCGTCGAGCCGCTGGACTTCCGGACGATCATGCACCGCCAGAGCGATTATCGACGCGGACAGATCCCGCCGGAGACTGTTCGCATTGCTGCAGGTGTGGACGTGCGAGCGGCACAGCTGGATTGGTTCGTCACGGCGGAGCAGCGGGACGGACAGCCGATCTGTATCGATTACGGTTTTGAGCCAGTACATCGAGATCTGGCGGACCTGAAAACAGCACTCCGGCAGGCTATCCGGCTGCTGCAGGAAAAGTTTGATTCAGGCTGGCAATCGGACAGCGGCAATCGGTCGGCGGACATTGTTTTGATCGACGCAGGCTGGGAAACCGACATCATTCGTGAGGAAGCCGCGCGGCATTCATTGTGGAACACCAGCAAGGGGTTCGGATTCAAGCAGCATTTGGGGCAAGTCTACAACGCACCGCGGGACCGTTCAAAGATCACGGTGAAACTCGGTGAGGGCTGGCATGACGTACTGTTCACCGGATCTTCGGGCCGTTATCGCGAATACCAGAACAACGCGGACTTGTGGAAGCGGCGAATCCATCAGGCGTTGAGCGTTCCCGTGGAATCCCCACAGGCATTGTTGCTGCCGGCAACTGATCAGCCAGAGCACCGCATTGAGCTGGCCAAACAGTTGACCGCAGAACGCGAGGTCACAGCGTTTGAGGTCGGCAAAGGATCTGTGACGAAGTGGCAACAGACATTCACGCGCAACCACTTGCTGGACGCGGCATATCTGTCGTTTGTCGGGCTGTCGATTTTGCGTTACGACAACGACACGGTAGAATCTCAGAGGCAGCGGCAGGCCGAAATTCAGGCTGCAAAAGGCGTCATTTCGGGTAAAAAAGCACAGAAATTCGTGAGGAATCTGCGATGAAACCGCCAAAAAGCCCCGCGTACACAGAACGGCGAGAATACACACCGCGGCACGCTGTTCCGGGGTTCGGCATGTGTCCGTCATGCGGCAAATTCGCGACCGCCTATTGCAGCCACGAGACTGACGGCGTGCGGATTCAGCACCGGGCCTGCGCCTGCGGCAATCGATTCAAGACGGTCATTTCTGGGAGTTGATACCAGAGGTCTGGTAAACTACAGAGGACAGCGGCGCGAGCGTCTGCGATTGTGCGAGCATGGCACGATCAGCAACCGAACGATTGGCACTCTACGAAGGCATCCGCGACAAGGTCGAATCGGCTTTGTTGGGTGGTGCGCCAGTGGTTGCGTATACGCTGGACGGGCAAATGGTCCAGAAGGAGCCGACTTCCGAATGGTTGGCGGAACTGGACGCACGCATCGCCGATCTGCGACGCCAGGCGAGCGGCGGCATTCATGGTGCGCGTAATCTGGTGAGGTTCAGCCAATGAGCCAGACACCAAGCTATGCCGAGCGCGTGAAGTCCGCTGCACAGTACACGCCACTGGACGCCGTCATTCAGCGAGTTTCCCCGCGATGGGCTGCAGGCCGGGTGAAGGCACGTGTTGACCATGAATTGCGGATGATGATGGCGGCACGGGCTGCTGACAATTTCGCAGCCTACGAAGCGGCTGGCAACGATCGGTTGCGCGGGGAGAACTGGATTGTCCCGAAGAACACCAGCAACGACCAGTTGCAGGACGAGCTGGAAAAGTTGATCGACAGGGCCAACGATTTGTACCGGAACGACGTGTTTGCAGCGTCTGCAATCAACGGACGTGTGGACAACGTGATCGGTACCGGCATCCGCCCGCAATGCCGAGTGCAGGCTGAGCGTGGAATTCTGACACCGCGACAGGCGGAGGAATTCCGCGTGATGTCGGAATGGTATTTCGCCAAGTGGGCGGAGTCGGAACAGTTCTTCGCAAAGCAGCGAATGCTGGAGCGATGCAACGCAATCTACGGCGAATCGTGGCTGCACATGGCCGACGATGCGAATCCGGAAAAGCCAGTGACGTTGACGGTGCAGGTCATCAGCCCGTCACGAATTCCCGTCATCACGTACAGCCGGATGCAAGCAAACGAACGCCGGCGACTGGGCCTTCGGCTGGACAACAACAACAAGCCGATTGCGGCGTTTGTTCGTCGCAGCTTGCCATACGATTCCTGGCAGGTTGACGTGAAGGAAGATGAAGTCAGCCTGGTGGATCTGCTGCACTGCTACGAGGAACTGACGCCTGGGCAATTGCGAGGCGTCCCGTGGCTGTCCCCCGCAATGGGCAAACTGAAAGACCTGAAGGACTTCGTTCACGCGCACCTTGTGGCGGAGCAGGTGGCGGCATGTTACGGGGCGTTTATTACGGGTGTCACAGATCCTACAACGATGGCGCAGTCTGGCCGATTGGCCGGGCGCAGCAGTCTTGAGGATTTGGCACCCGGCACCATACAATATCTGGCCGACGGCGAAGGCGTCCAGTTCAGCGACCCGGCACGACCAGGCACGACGCTGGGGCCCTATGTCGAATGGGCATTACACGGTGTGGCCGCGGCGTTGCGATATCCGTATGAACTGCTGGCGAAGCAATTCACCAACAATTTCAGCGGCGGACGGTTGGCGTTGATTGATGGCCGGATCACGTTCAAAAACTGGCAGTATTGTCTGATTGAGCAGGTGTTGCGTAAGGTCTGGGGAAGATTCATCGACCGGGCTGTCATGCAGGGCCTGTTGCCGGTTGACGCGATCACCTACGAAGAAAACCGCGACCATTTTTTGCAGCATCAATGGATTCCGCCAGGGTGGCCGTGGGTTGACCCTGAAAAAGAGGTCAAGGCGGACGTCGCTGCAATCTCTGCAGGGCTGACGACGCAAACCGAATCACTTGCGGCACGTGGTCGAGACTTTGATGAGACGTTGCAACAGATCGAGCGTGAGCAGTTGGTGAAGGCCGATATGGAGGCCCGCGTGGCAGACTATCGGGCATCGTTGGGACTGGACGGCACGCAGGACACAGAGGACGACACCGACGACACGGGCGACGCGCCAGACATGGGTCAGATTGCCCGCGGTTCAGCACTGCTGGCAGTCCCGAAGAAATACGCGGGCATCAACTTCAGACCGCCCCAAGGCGTCAGAGATGAGGCGCGCCAAGGTCTGGAATGGCGACGCGAGCACAAGCGCGGTGGCACTGCTGTTGGCGTTGCCAGAGCACGGGACTTGAGCAACGGGAAAACTGTCAGCCCGAGCACGATAAACCGCATGGTGTCATTCTTTGCACGTCACGAGGTTGACAAGCAGGGCGAGGGATTCAGCCCCGGAGAACCGGGCTATCCATCGAACGGTCGGATTGCGTGGGCACTGTGGGGTGGAGATCCTGGGCAGGCATGGGCCGGCAAGGTTCAGAAACAAATGCGAGCGAGGGACGAAGCCAATGCCACAAATTGACACCGCACCAGCTGCAGGCATGTTCCGGACGGACGCATCACGCACGGCACCACAGCGTGTTGACCGTCAGGGCAACGTCATCTATGGCGCGTCCATCATGCAGGCCGGAAGCTTGAATGAAGGCGATGCGCGACCGTGGACAGCCGACATGCAGACATTGCAGCAGGTGGTGGATTTCGGCCAGTCGTCCCGTGGCGGCATCAAGGCGCGATTCACGCATCCGAATATGTCCAATGACGGCATGGGTTCGTATCTCGGTAGGTGGGCGAATTTTCGATTGGACGGCGACACTGTTCGAGCGGATCTGCACATTGCAGACGCGGCATTCACGAGTCCGCAGGGCGATCTGGGAACGTATGTTCTGGACATGGCCGAACAAGATCCCGAGGCCTTCGGCGTGAGCATCGCGACGGCACTGGACGAATCAAATTTGCAGCAGTGGCAGGACAGATTGCCAGACATGGCACCGGCAGACCGCAAGGCAGCACGCTGGCCAATGCGATTTACGAGACTAAGAGCCGCGGACGTGGTCGACACGCCAGCCGCAACGAGAACCGGGCTGTTCAGTCTGGCAGATGCGGACTTGCGGAATCTTCCGGCACAGGCAACCGCACTGCTGGACACGTATTTCACCGATGCGACGCCTGACGTGGTCCGGGCACGCATCGCAGGATTTTTGGACCGCTATTTTAGCTCGAAAGGAGCACCGATGGCCACGGAAACGCAGGCGGCGGAAGTTGTGAATTCAGAGACACCGGCACCAGTCCAGCCTGCTGCGGATCTGTCGGCAGTCGAGGTTCAGCCGGAAGTGGTCGAGACAGCAACGGCGGATCTGGCACAGGTCGAGCGGCTGCGGTGCAAACAGATCCGAGCGTTGTGCGATCTGGCTGGAGCCGGCGACAAGTTCAATGCGTTTGTCGATGCTGGATTCAGTGTTGAGCAGACACAAACCGCATTGAGTGCGTTGGTGGTTGCACGAAATCCCGTGTTGTCGGCATCCGTCACACCGCAGGAAAGCGACCCGCATTCCGGGCTGAAGGCCGAGTTTGCAGACCTGCAAAAGCGCGGCATGACGTTCGGCATGACGGAAGCAGAGTACGTGAAGCACGCAAACAAAGCCTGACGGTCAGGCGTGGTTTGAGTTGGTCTCAGTTTGAAAGGGCAGAACAATGGCCGTCACGGCAAATCAGGTGATTGAAAAGCGAGAGGGGCGACGCAGTTACCCAGTGGCAGCGTCAGTGCACATTTACGAAGGCACGTTGGTATTCCTGACGGCTGCAGGCTACGCCACGGACGTGACAGCAACCGGGGTGAATGGGTTTGTTGGTGTTGCGGTCGGCGAGCAGGACAACAGCACCGGCAGTGCCGGCGATCTCACTGTTGAGGTCTGGGCAGAGGGTGAATTCGTGCTGCAGGGCACCGGATTTGCGCAGGCAGACGTGGGCAGCAAAGTCTACGCTGAGGACAATTACGCGGTCGGCGTCAGCATCAGCACCGCATCCGTGCCGATTGGCATGGTGACGGAGTACATCAGCAGCACAAAGATTCGTGTTGACATTGATCCGGTTGGTGTTGGAGCGTTGCCAGTGGCTGCGTTGACAACAATCACCCACACATCGCCCGGCACACCGGACTATGCGATTGCCAACACGACCAACAGCAGCCCGTTCGGCTTTTCCACACAGGACGAAGCAAACACTGTGCTCAGCGTGATTCGCAATCTCCAGATTCGTGTTGCTGATCTTGAAAACCGTGGTTCTTGATTGTTTGGTTTGACCGCATTTCATTTCTGTTTGAGGAGTTTTCACAATGGCACTTGATACTGCCAAGGCAATCGCGGCAAGCCGAGCACTCACCGCGAAGTTCAACCGTGAAGCGTCTGCCGTGCAGACCTTCTATCCGTCAATTTGTACCGTGACGCCGTCCGATGGTGCAGATGAGCAGTATGGCATTCTCGGTGCCATGCCGTCCATTCGCGAGTATCTCGGCGACCGCGTTTACAACAAGCTGCGCGGAGCGACCTACACACTTGCTAACAAAGAGTGGGAAGGCTCCCTGGAGATCGAGAAGAAGGACGTTGCGGACGACCGTTTGGGGCTGTATGACGGCGCGTTGACCACACTGGCACAGCGAGCCGCGCGACATCCTGACAAACTGCTGATGGGTGCGATTGTGAACGGCGAAAGCACACCGTGTTTCGACGGTCAGAATTTCTTTGACACTGACCACAGTTGGGGCAACAGCGGCAGCCAGGACAACGATTTGACCTACGCTGCGGCAACCGGCACCACTCCAACCATTGACGAGTTTCTGGGCAGCTACGAAGCAGCCCGAAGCGCGATGATGGGATTCAAGGACGACAACGGCGAACCGTTGCACGAGGACGTCATCACCGGGCTGAATTCCGGGATGCAGTTTGTCGCGCTTGTCCCGCGAGCACTGGAAACGATTGCCAAGAAGGCATTCAATCAGATCCTCAACAACAGCGGCGGCACCAACGTTGTTCTGGACACGCCGAGTGTTGCCATGAGCACGCATCTGAGCAGCGCAGCGAAGTGGTATCTGTTGCGTGTGGACGTGCCATTGCGACCGTTTATTTTCCAGCCCCGCGAATCCCTGACGGCCAACGTTCAGGGAGCCGAGGACATGAACATGAAGCAGCTGCAGATGGGCACCTACGCGAGGTACAACATCGGCTACGGCGCATGGTGGAATGCGGTGTTGACCACGTTCACCTGATGGCGGTCTGATCGAGCAACACCGCATCCGACGGGATGCGGTGGCCTGTTCGCTGTCCGCCACAGCGGGCAGGCATTTTCTGGCGGCGGATTTGCGGAGTTGATCACATGGCATTGAAAAGCATCACAGTCACCAAAGGACCAGTTGCGAGCGGCAAGTCCTTTGGTTTTCGGATCGGGCCGAAACGTCCTGGGAATCCGTCTGCAGGCAAAATTGAGGTGGGCGATGAGCCTGTCAAAATTGACCTGCAGACTCCACAGGCGTTGCGTGTTGGTCTGGAAAATCAGGTGCAGGAATTGGTGGTCCGTAAGTATCTGACCAAAGTGACTGTGGAGGAAATCCCCGAGCAGACACAGAGGGCCAGCAAATGAGCCTTCGCGAACAGTTTGCACTGGACTGTGCAGCAATCC